TCAGGAGTAGTTATAGTAAATGTTTCTCCAGCAATAGAATTGCCTATTATAGTTATAGTAGCTTCTCCATTAGTAAATCCAGTAGCTGCAAAATTAGTAACAGATTCAGTTATAGAATTAGTAGCTGATAAATAAGGAATATAATCATCATTAGGAAATATTCCAGGGGATGGATAAAATGTTAATTGACTTCCATCAACTGCTATTATTTTTTCATACCAAGGTTTAATATCTTGAGCTATGATATTTTCTCTAAAACCTTTAGTTCCTATATAAGAAATATCAGCAGAACTTTTTTCTTCAAATATTGTTACATCATCTATGTGATGTTTATTTAAATCAGAAAAGGTATTACTATTATTATAAGCTTTATTATCCCAAGACATTGGAGAGCTTATGGTTGTTGTGTTTTCAATATTATTTAAAAATAATTTATCGCAATTAATAGAAGTTAATATTCCATTTTCTGAAGTTGGATTAATATTTAAAGAAAATGCCGAAGAATCTTCTGGTATATCTTTTTCTGATGAATTTAATATTGTTCCAATACCAAAGTTTTTTATCTCTACTAATTGTCTAGGCATTTATCTCCCATTCTATTTTTTCAGAAGATGTCCAATAATCTTCTGGTAATGTTATATTATATATTTCCATCAAGCAACTTTCCCCATACTGTTGTTCTACCATCTATTATTTGCACTATATCTACAGTAAATCTACCACCTTTATAGTAATCTATTATTGCAAATGCATGCGCCCATTTATGAACTCTACCACCAAGCCATTGATTTTTTTCTGCTGACATATCTTTTAAACATCCTAATGACCAAGCTGACCTTGGTCCATCCATAAAAGTAACACTATCTTGTTGCAGGGAATGATGATGACCATACATTATATTGGCACCTAACTTCCTAAGATGATTCGCTGCGTGGTATTGACCACCAAAATGGTGCCCGTGATAAAAATAGAGCTTTCCTATTTTAAGGTACTTCCCAGGTGGGTGATATTTGTACCCTCTCTCTTTGAATCTACATACTTTTTCAAAGCGATAGTCTAGATAAGGATGCTCTTCTACGAATCTATCTAACCATTCATCATGATTCCCTGCACATATATGCCTTTCTTTACAATTGACTTTGTCCAAAGATTCATCTATTATGTCAAGTAACTCATTAACGCCTTTTATATCTTCATCAACTCTAGGCATAATATACTCTAATGGTGGTTTTTTCTTACGTTTCCATTGCCAGTGAGATACACTACCAAACTCACCTAAATCGCCTAAATCTACGTATATTTCAGGCTTTACAAGCTCTATTGCTTGTTTAACTACATTTATTGCCGCCTTATCGTGTATAGGCGCATGTTTATCTGGAGTGACTATTGCTCTTTTAATCACTCCTTGTTTAGTTTTCTTCATTTATCAAAAAACTCCTAGTTAAATTTACTCCTAGGAACGTAACCCCAATCTTTAGAATTTGTCCAACAGTATTTTGCGTTCTGCAATTCTATTTCAGTTTTATCAGCTGTATATTTTAAAAACATTTCTTCACAAGCTTCACATTCCCATAGCAGGACTCCATCTTTGGCACCCATTATTTCAACCCCTATTACCTCGTCACAATGACAGTTAGGACAATGGCCTGGGTTGTCTTTGTAAATTAAATTTATATTTTTTATTAACTTATTTAATAATTTACCTTTAACTTTATCTACTAAGTCAACCACTAACACCATTCTAGTTGAAAGTTCTTTTATCATTTAGCTTAAACGGTTTTTAACTTGAGCCCAAAGTTTATCATCAAGTTTATTAGAACTTTTAGATACTAAGTAATCTCCTAAAGCCACAACAACAGACTTAATCATTTCTTCACTAAAAATACTCTTAAGCATGCTAATTACAATTGCTTTCATTTAATCTCCTTTATTTCACAGTTACATTCTGAACACTTCACAAACTCTCTTGGAGGATGTGAATTTTTTTCAAGTTTTTCTAACCTCAATTTAACATCAGCTAATTCTAATTCAAATTCTTTTTTCCACATATTATTTACGCCCATGGGTCATCGTCATCCATATACAAGTCAAATAATTCAAATTTACCAAGCCACCAAAGACCTCCAAAAAAGACTATTATAAAGCCTAATATGAAGTATCCTAGCCCTGGCATTGCTAACCTTTAATCTTTCCGTAAATTGTCATTAAACCAACTATTATGGCAATTGACAATGATACAAATGTTAATAATGGATTAAAGTAATTAGAATAACTTATTATTGTAGACAAACAAGTCCAACTTACTCCTATCTCTGGATTGTTTGCCAAAATTCTTAATGTATCTTTCATTCATCCTCGCAATCATCCCATTTAGACAAATCTAACATAGGAAGTGGTTTTTCTATTATATGGCTTTTTAATTGACCGTTTTGTATAGCTAATTTATTTCCACCTTTTATATAAGGCTTTCCTTTGGCACAACCTACTTCATATACAAAAAGTATTGTTTTCCAAAGACCTACTCTTACTACACGAGCAGGTTTTCCATCAAAATGTATTACATCATCTGTATTTAAGTCATTGCCAAGAAATATTTTTAAACCTTCTACAGCTGACTCTATTGTTGATTTAAATATAAACAAAAAAGAACCGCCTATAATAACATAAGCGTAATCTCCTAAAACACCTTTAACGTAATCTTCCATTTTAACTGATTGCATCCTCATAATTAAATATTAAAAATCTTGTGGTATTATCCTTCCAGAGCCTTCTATATAATTAGTTCTAGCCATTTTTTTAGCTCTTTTTTCTCCTTTTTTGTAAAGTGCTTCAAAATATTCTGCGCTTTGCAAATCTTTATTTCTTGGGTCTCTGTAACCCATAGCTATAACTTTATCTACTATACATTTATGGTATCTTGTAGGTATTTTACTAAAAGTACTAGATGTTCCAGTTAAATCAGCATCATTTGCTGTGCCTTCAATATATATTGTTAAACCAGTTTCTGTTATTGCTTTCCATTCATCAGTAATTCCATCTACAGTTCTAGATGTGTTTTCAACTAAGGCTAACTTTACATCTCCAGAAACAACTTCTGTAAACCAAGCTCTATGTACTTGTTTTGCCATTACGATACATCCTTTATTTTAAGTGTTCCTTGCAATCTATTTAAAAGTATTCCAGAACCAGCATCTCCTACCCATACTTTATTAATCTTTAATATATCACTATCTCCACTATCAGCAGCCAAATCAATATCATATAATAATTGATTAGCAACTGTAGTAACTGAAGATATAACAGTCTTAGACATTTCTGTCTCTTCACAAAATTCATCTTTAGCTTCATTAAGTAATAATAAAGCTTCTGTTTCGCTTATATGAGGGTGATGTTGCTGTATTAATTCTATCATTTGTTTTGCTGTCATTATTCTCCCTCTGGTTTTTCTTGACTTACATATCTTTGCATTTCAGTCATAAAATCTTTTTCTAATAATTGCATTTGAGTTGCTATCATTTGCATAAGTTCTATATCTTCCTCATCTTGAACTTGATTACTTATATACGCTTTAAGTATATTAACACTACTTTTTAAAGCTATAGCATGTATTAAGTTTGACGGAAGATATAAAGATGTATTTACTGTAGCTTGTGTAATACCAGTAGAATCAGTACCATTAGCTATATAGCTAAAATACCATATTTTACCTTGCTCTGAAGAAGTAGGTTCAGGTAAAATTTTTAATGTTGCTGCACCTGCATTTGCACTATCTTCATGGTATACTGGACTATATACAGTAGCTCTATATAAACTACCACCATCTTTAATATCTCCAGCAGCTGCAAAAGCAGCTCTATCAACTTCCTTACATTCTCTTTCTACTCCACTTATAGCCGCATCAGTCCTAACTACTTTTAATATTTTTCTATCTTCAACAAGCCATTCAGAATTAGATGTAAGAACACCAGGTGTTTTAGAATATTTTAATAAAACATCTTTAGGCAACATATCTGCTATTTCATTTATAGCAGCATTAATTAAATCACCTTCATATGCAGCTTCTGTTGAATATATAGAACCTATTAGGTCAGTTATTCTTTGTGCTATTGTTCCGCCTTGTGCCATTAATATTCAATATGAAAAATTAACTCTAAATCATCTGCAGCAAAAGTTGGAGTTCCTGATTGTATTGCTGCGCTTACATAGCAACTTGTACTACCTGCTGCTGCTTGCAATAAAATAGGTGGCAATCCGTGTACAGTTCCATCTGATGTTGAATAATCTGTCACTCTAGCCATTTGAAAATTATCAAAATTTTCTGTATCACCTGTAGATTCATCTAAAAATAAAAAACCTGTTGGCTTTGCAGCAATAATATCAGCATCTGATATATTAGCAGTTGCATTTATAGTTCCTAAAGTTACAGTATTTTCTGTAAATAATATTTCATATTTACAGGAATTTGGAGTTTTATTAAATGTATACATAGCAATTAATCTTGAACATCCACCATCTTCTTTTACTGCATTTGGTATTTCTGTACCATTAAACAAAACATCGCCTACTGCATAAGCATCTGTGCTTAATGTTGGTGTAACTCGTATAATTTTACGTCTACCAGTAGATATAGAGCTACCAGCATTATTAGCTGTAACTGCTACTCCTCCATTTGTTATTGTTAAATCACTCATTTCTCTCCTTTAAAATTTGTGTAAATGGGGCACAAGGCCCCATCTACGATTATTAAACTACTTACTAAGATGGGTCAGCACCTATCCCGCCAACTGTAACTGGATTACTAACAGTGTCATTCTTTTTAGCTTGTTTGTCTAAAGGATATTGAAGATAACAAGAATTAACCATTGCTACACCTGCTGTAACTAAACCTGATGCAACACCATCGCCACCAGCATCAGTAACAACCATTTTAACTCTTAATCTAGTAACTCCATTACCCATTAAATCCTCAACACCAGCATCATTAGGTAAGCCAAATTCTTCACTCCAATTTTGAGCAGGAGTCCCTAAATCAGTCCAAGTACCTGCATCTAAACTAGCTGCAGTTCCAGGAATTACTTCGTTACTACTGTTAAAATTGTTATTATTTGACTGCACATAATACTGCCAACATCCTGTTATTTGAGCATCACCTAAATCTCCTAAAGCTAATTGAAAACCATTTACAAGAGGGCCAACACACAACTCTTCACTATAATAAGTATCAGTTTCACCTGCAGCAGTAGCTCCAGGGTCTGACATTATAGTATTAGCTGTATATTTAATTGCTTTATCATCAATAGCTTTTGCCCAATTGACATCTAAATCACCTATGGGATGGGACCCCGAAGGGTCCCCACCAATGCCACCTATAGTAAGATTACTTTGGTCTGCCATATCCTACCTCCTAACTAAATTTCAAAATAGCGTGAGTTTCAGGTACACTTATTTCAAGACCAGCTTCTGTAATTACTTGGTCTCTTCTACCATCAGTTCCGTTATCTTGAACGTTAGTTTCGATGAAGGTATCACGACTAATTCCATTTCCTTGTAATGGTCTGTAAGCTACATTTTTTAAGTCAACACATACACAGTAGTCTTCCCAGATACCTCTTAATAAAGGCTCTTGTACAAAATGAAGATTACCAAATATTGTATTTACCATTGTAACTTGATGACCAAAAGCACCAGGAACAGTAGCAACATCTAGTTTATACTGAGATGAACCAATAGTATTATTTAAGAAAGAACCACTACCTAATTTATTTAAGTAAGTAATTACTTTTCTAGAAGCTAACACTAATTTATCACCACTATTACCTGACTCAGGAGCAAACAAATCTTCCATAGCATCTAAGAATGCATCGTATCCAGAAGAAGAATATGTCATGTTATATACTTTTCCATAAGTTTCAGTATAAGGTAAGATACCCCAAGTCTGTCTTGTTGGAGCACCACTAGTCTCATTTGACTGAGAACCCACACCAAACAACATAGCTTGTTCTATATCCATCTTATGTTCCATTAACTTATCTTGCCATATTCTCTGAAATTCATTAGCAATTCCTCTATACTCTGTAGCCATTGATGTACCAGAAAAGATATTCATACCAGTTTTGAAGATTTGACAATACCCTTCTCTGTCAAATAATTTATCTTCCCAACCATCTGGTTCTGAAGTACCTTCAGCAAATGCAGTACCAACTATTTGACCAGGTTTGTCAGCTGCAATAGTGACTCCTGCAGGCCAGCTAGATTTACTACCTATATTAACACCATCTACAGCAATTACAGTACCTGTTAGGTTAGCTTCTGCTGTATCTGTTGTTAAATCAACTGCTGATATTTTAAAATAAACTACTACGTCTGCACTAGTAGAATGATTAACACCTTTCATAGCTAATATTTGATTAGGCAGTAAAAATCCAGGCTGTTGGTCAGCTGCTATTTTTCCATATGAATCATAATCACAATTAACTGCTAAAGCTGTCAAACTTCCATCTGGGTCTACGTTTGTTTTAACGTCTACGTTTACTACATTCCTTCTTTGCCACTGATGTCTCTGCTCAAGAAATTTAAACACAGGGTCATTAGTAGCTTTTTTTGCCACCTTCGATAAATATACGAAGAATGGACTTTGCATTGGTGCTAACTCAGCAACTCTCTCACCGAAATTAAACTTACGTCTAGAATCGTTGATTGATACAGCGCTATTAAGCGTATTACCAGCTGCACCTGAATAAAATGTTCCCATTTGATTCCATCCTTTTTTTATGCCCTCCCTCAACTACCTAATTAGGTCTTCGGGTAGAGCGGTTAAGTTAAACTATTTCCAAGGGTTTTTACTATTAAAATTCCCTATTAAGTTGTCCATAATTTTATCTTCAAAAGATTTATTATCAGCATTAGATTGACCAGAAGGCATCACTCCCATAGGAGATGGTACTTGCTGTGCATTCTTTGTCTGTTGAAAAGAAGCAGAAGGTTGTACAGGTGCATTAGTTTGCGGTGCTGTATTTCCATTTTGCATTCTATACAATTGAACTAAATTATCGACAGTTATTGAGTTTGGGTCAGACATTTTTTCCATAAAATCGTTTGCTTCACTTTCATTCATACCATGATGTCCCATTATATGAGACTTTATCTCAGACTGCTGTTTAGCTTCAGCAGCAGCAGCTTCTTGTCTTTTAGCTGCTTCAACCCTATCAGATTCAAGTTTATTAAACTTTTCTTCTAATATAGCTGATTGATACTGAGTTCTAAGTGAATTATATTCATTCATATCATCACGCCATTGACTTAACTCCTCATCATACCTAGCGCTTTCACTTGCAGGGTCAGTATAAGCCTCTTCCCTACTATAAAGTCTAGGTCGTTGTGGTCTAGAAGGTGCAGATGGAAACTCATCAGCTTCAGAATCTACAACAGGAGCTTCTGGTTGAACAGGAGCTGGCTGTGTATTTTTTAATGTTTCTAACTCATTTTTATATTTGTCAGCTTGTGACTGCCAATATTGATAACGAGTTTCATCATTATTAGTTTGTTCTGGTTGACTTGTTTCTACTGGTTGACTTACTTCAGGTTGTCCAGTTTCTACTGGAGCTGGTTCAGTACTTTCTTCGTTCCCACTAGTAAAAGCACTCGAAACATCACTAGAGCCCTCTGGATTGCCAAATATAGCTTCTTCTAAAGAGCTAAAATTTTGTTCAGTTTCTTGAGGGGTATCTACTTGTATATTGTCTTCTTGTGTCATTATTTCTCTCCTTTGACTGCCTCTTTACCACCAATAGAGGGTGAGCCTATTTGTTTGATTGAGTCTCTCATTTGAGACTTAATAGTGGATAAGCCGTCATCAAGTCGTTTTTCGTATAGAGTGCCCGCCGCTTTAGCTTTACTACTAATATCGCCGAGGTCTGTTTTAAACTTCTCAACTTCAACTCGTTTTCTAAGGTTAACTGCTTCTCTATCTCTAGTTTGCATATCTCCCTTAAGTCTTTTAATCTCTTCTTGAGATTGTTGTAATGCTTGTTGTAATCTAGTTATTATATCAGTTCTTTCCATTACACCTTCCATATCAAAGACTTCTGTTTTCTTAAGAACTTCTTGTCTATCAATAATACCTTTTGAATATGCATCCATATAAAACTCTAATTCTGCATATCTATTAGAAGGTAGTGTAGAACCTGCTACTACTATAACATCATAGTCACCTATTGTTATATCGTTTATAACTTTAATTTCATCTGATTTATCATCAACTAGTTTTTTGTTAATTACATATTCAGACAAAGAATTATTAGGTTGTACTACTCTAAATACTTTTTGTGTAGTATATAATTGTTGCATTAAAGGTATAGCTATTTGACCAACTCTAGTTAATGCAGCTTCTATATCAGCTAATTTAGATTTCATTTTTCTTTGACCAAATTCATCTATAGATATAGTAGCTTTATATGTTTGAGGAGCTGCTTGAGCATTACCCATCATCATTTCATATAAACCTAATGCATGGTCAATATCATTTTTAGCTGTTTGCTCATTATGATATAATTCATTAGGAAGGGGTGTGGGCTGAACTGGCATAGGAGCTCCATCTGTGGGGTCATAAGGTATTGCAACTCCAGGTTGAGCCCACTTTTCTTCAAAATCTTTCATATCAACACTACCTTCAGGAACTAATATTTTAGTATTAGTACTTGTAGTAGCATGAGCTATTATCAAAGAACGTGTTTTATTTATGTACTCTTGCAAAGGTTTGACTATTCTTACATCACTCATTGGATATGGAGTTCTTGTATGAACATTCATTATAGGTACAATAGGATAATGCTCTAAAGGTAATATTCTTTCATACAATTTAGTATTACCCATTATAACGCATTGTTTAACTTTTTTACAAGTAATTTTTACTATATCTATTTGACCTGTAGCTATTAACTCAGCATAAGTTACTTCAACAAATTCTATTTGAGGAACTTCTTCTTCAGCTAACGCTACAGCTTGTTCCTCACTATAAGAACCAGAAAACGCTAATTCTTGAGCTTTCTGCATAACAATCTGTTGTCTTTGTTGTAATAATTGTGTATATAAAGCTTTTGCTTTACCTGCATCTGCAATTATTTGACCTTGTATAGAGTAAGCTGGTCTATCGCTATATTCAAGATAATCATCTTCGCTTAATAATTCTTCTTTACCAGAGAATTTTTCAAATGTTCTATACTCAGTTACGTCTACCTTATAATATCTTTCGTATCCACGAATATAATTTTGATTATCTAATCTACCTACATCTTCTGGAAATTGAACCTGACCGTCATCTTCTCTTCCTGTATCAGGAGCATTCCAATCAACTCTATTACCACCTTCATCACTAGCATTGTCAATTGCCTTTGAATACATAGGCCAAACTTTTTTAGCTTGGTCTTTAGTAAATAATTTTGAAATTATAATATTTTCTGCATCATCAAAAAACCTATGTCTACTATTAGGGTCAACATATACATCTAAAGGGTCTACATCATGAAAACATACCTCACCTTTACCTTTATCCATCATAGGGTCTTGATATACATTTATAAAACCTACACCCATTACATAATAGTCATCAACTGCTTGTCTAATAACTGTTCTTCCGTCTGATATATCATACATATATGTAAGTAAAGCACTCATTACTTGTGCTACTTTATTATCAGAGTCTTCTCTAGGAGCAGCTCTAAAAGAAGGTCTATTTGCTGTAAGCATAGCTTTTGCTGATTCTACAGCTGGATGTATTCTATTTATTACAATAGGAGCTTGTCCTCTTGATTCTAGAACTTTTCTTTGCTCTTTAGACCATTGTTTACCTAATCTAAATTCTTTGTCTTCTTTGGCTTGTTGTGCCCAAACGTCTCTTTTGCTAGAATATCTATCGAAGAGGTCTAGCGTATCTGTTACTATATCTGGTATGTTTTCGCCATCTTTTTTATTATATGCCATATGCTTAATTTAACACTTACATTGTCATCCAATCAAGACTTTTTTCTTTATTACGCCAATCTTCTTTAGATTTGTTGTCAAATTGTTTTATTCTACATGGCTTAGAGCCATCTAAAGCAGTCCATATAGCATCCATGACATCATCATGTTTACCTCTTGGATAAGATAAAAACTCTTGTTGAGCTTTAATATCTTCTGGTCTAAAGTAAAAAGTCCCTTTTGCAAACAATGGAACTAGTGATAATAACCTTTCTGATTTACTATTTCTAGGTTTTACACCAGATTCAAGACCTGGTATATACAAATTGTCTTCTCTCATTAATTCTCTAACAGCAGTTCTTAATGCCTCTTGATAACCTACTGTCTCAACTTTAACTCTTCTAGGTTTAAATTTCTTGTAAGTATCTATAATAACTTGAGGTTGTTCTGCTGGAGATATTCTATTTCTGTATATATCTACTATATACTTATTATTATCTGCATCAATGCCAATAGTAGCGATAACAAAATAATCAGCCCTAGAAGACAAAGAGCTTGCAGGGTCAACACCAGTATACAGCTCCACAGGTTTGATTTCTTCATTTTCTAATCCTTTATTTTTAATTAAAATATTTTGACCATTTCTTCTCTCAAAGTCATAATGATGTATTTTAATCCAATCTGGTTGAAATGGTGCATCATCAGGAGATTGGGCTATATTCATGTATTCTTGATAGAATCCATTTATATTTCCTACGGATGAAAATTCATCCTTTATAGCCAATATCCTGTCTTTTGGGAATCTTTCAGGCCAAATACTATTTTCATCTTCATCCCATATAGAATACCAAAGCGTATTCCAAGCAGACGATTCTTTAGCCCAGCATAAAAAACAATCTTCTGATATTACTGTTCCTATCATCGCTATTCTACCTTCGTCTGATAATGATGGTATTACAGCTTCTGTCATCCACTTTCTATTTTTAGCTCTAGCTTCTGGTGTGTAAGCATTTAACTCTGATTCAAAATCATCTACTATAATTAGGTTTGGTCTTGTATCTCCTTCAATAAAACCCCTAACTCTTTGTCCTGTACCTACAGCTATCATACGAGTACCATTAGCAAGCACTATATCTGTATGAGTCCACCTTTTAGCTGTATTAGGACCTAAATCTCCAAATATTTGTTTAAATCTATTGCTATGTGTCAAATGATATTTAATACGTGATAAAAAGTTTATAGACTGAGCTTGCGACTCAGATACTATAACTATAAATAATTCATCGTTTGTTCCTTTAAATGCTGCTTTCCATAATGGGAATATAAGGGTAGTAACTGTAGATTTAGCCGTACCTCTTGGTGCTGCTATAAGAACCCTGCGTTTTTCATCATTTGACAAATTTTTATAAACTTCATTATGAAATGGTGGAGTGGATTTTTTAAGCGCAGTAGGAAAACAATGCTTCCCAAATAAAGCCATGTTATTACGTAGTTTTTTAAGAGCCTGCAATTGCTCATACTTTTCTTCGTAATCCATTATCTATTGCTTAGTTTTCTAGCTCTTTCCTTACTACAGTTGCAATTCCATTTTCTTAAAGCTTTATTTATCCTGCTATTACGGTCATTAGCTGTTTTTGCACTAGTTAATCTACGTTTCATGCCACACATTCTGGCACAAAAACTACTTCTTCTTTTAGCTGCTTTACTGCCTTTCTTTAATTTAGAAGGCTTAGTAGTAACAGCCATGCTTAGTTTAGAACCAGGATTAGCTCTTCTGTAAGATGCTATTCCTTTTCTATTTAAACCACCGCTTTTACTTTTACCTTCTTTTCTTTGCCATGCTGGTGTCTTTGCCATTATTTTTTCCTTTTCTTTCCAGATGCTGTAATAGACCATTTAACATGATGTGGTCCTGTTTTTTTATATGCTTCTTTTTTACTTATACGACTAGCAACAGAAGCGGGTCTACACGCAGGATAAGGTCTTCCTGCATCTTTTTTACCGCTTCTACCGCATTTCTTGCCTGTTTTAACATCCCGCCAATCTTCAGCAAACCATTTTTTAAGTCCGCCTTTAGCCATTAGTATGTACCACCTCTTTTTTTATACTCTCTAACTAGCCAAGCACTTCCATATGCAGAGGGCCATACTTTAAATTTAGCCTTAGCCAAAGCTTTAACTCTGGCGTACAATGCTTTATTTTTTGGTTTAGCCATTATGCCATCATATCCTTATTTTTATTTTTCTTAGTCATTTTCATAGCAGGAAGCTTTTTACCAGGCTTGTAATTAGTTCCTTTTGTTTTTCCTTTTCTACTATGACCCATTTCTGATTTTTTAGATTTTTTAGCTGGTCTACCTACTTGACTGCCATATGTTCCTTTTCCGTAAGGCATTACTCTTCCTCCTTAGTTGTAGTTCTAGTTGCAATAAGCTTATCTTCTTGTTCTCTAAGCTCATCTATTAATTTAACATTACTTGTAGCTTCTAATGATTCTACTGTTTTGACAAGATGTTTTTCTTTCATACCATGCATATCTTGTAGATTATCAACAGCTCTCATTAAGTTTGTAATATCACCCTTATCTTTAGCTTTTTTAATAGTTTCTTCTAGAAGTTCTAATGTATAAGCCTCTGTAAGGCCGTGCTCTTGAAGTAACTTCTGTAACTCTTCTCTTACCATATCTTTAAACTTCTCCTTTTTCATTCTTCTCTTCCACATGACTTTAGTACTGTCACTAGGATTATCTAGAACGTGATTGATTGTTTTGTCATAGTCCATAGTCTGAGCATAGACCATAGCTAAGTTTTTCATTTTTTGCCCAGCTGACAAAACCTCCCAATGTGTTTTGCCAGATATTGTGTTATTGGCTTTCCTACCAGAAGCATTAAGCTTAACGGAGCTATAACGAGGATTATAAAAAGTATAACCGTAGGGAAGACGAATATAAACGCTAGTGGGTTTATATACGGACTTGCTGATGACCTTAGCCACGTATTTATCATCGGATATTGCGTAATCTCCTTCTTCAGCTTCTCTCCATTCTTTGTATTTAATTTCTTTGTCATCTGCCTCTGCTTTGTTATAAATCTTGTATGACGTAGGTTTTTTATCGCCTTTATGATGTATATCAATAGTGTACATTATTTTTTTAGAAGTCTATCTTTAATTAGCCCTTCAATCTTTATTCTTTTAATCATTTGTTCTTGAGCTCTCATCCCAGGGTTATTGTAAAAACCACCAAGTGATGACCCAAAAGGGTTATCAAAAATTTCTTTTTCTATCTTTTTTAATTCTTTTTTTGGAACAAGATTTTTTACTTGTTTTGGGTTAACGCCTAGTCTTTTTGCTAACTTAATTCCTTTTCTTAGTCCATGTTTTGCTATTAAGCCTGCTAATACTCTTGCTACTACTATTGGTGCTGCCATTTTTCTCCTTAATAAATATTTTTCTTATTGTAGTTTGTAAATAAATCATCTACTGGCTGATTTGACACAGGTATAAACTTTTCTGTTCTTAACATAGTTGCTTCATCAGGGTCTGTATGATGAAACTTATAATACGCTTGTCTTCTAGCCATTTGATTACCCATAGCTATTTCTCTTAATATTGGGTCACTATCATCTTGAGCAAACACATTTCCAAAAAATATATTATCTGCTTGGCTATCTGTCCATTGCTGAGGGTTCATCGGTATAGAAGCTATTAATTCTTCTGGAAAACCTACATTTCTCATCCTTTGTTTACCAACTGGTACAGATGCATCAACAAACTGATATACACCTTTAGCTGTAGTATTTTTTGGCATAGCCATAGGATTATTATCAGATTCTATCATTCTAACCTGTTTTGACCATGACTTCATATTATCTAAGGCTTTTTCCATATCTGCCTCTGAAACACCTATTTTAGCTAATAATCTTCGTAATTCTTCCATTAAAACTTCACATTAACACTCAATAAAGGATTCTTTTTATCTAGCTTAAATCCTAACTGAGTTCTTTTACCAGGAGAAAATGTAATTCTATTCTTTAGTACATCAGCTTTTACGCTATCTGGTAGTAATTTAGTTAAAGTAGGGTCTATAAACCTGTCTAAAAGCGATTTTCCTAAGAATGCTGCAGGTATAAGCTCTGGGCTTTCACCCACTTTTGTCAAAGTACTCTTAAGTTTATCCCTATTTTCTATCCCTTTATGGAGCAATCGTGCCCAAACAGGACTAACACCTCTATCATAGGTAATTCTAACGGAATCTGCTGTATTTTGCTCTTTATACGCCATATTATAGCTATAATTTAACTATAACAAACACATACTTCCAAATAGTTTCTTATTTAGGTACCTCTAACTACCCAACGCCTATACACAGATAGCTTATACCTATGTATTTCTTTGTCTTTAAAGAAGACTACCGCAGAGGCTACCTCTAAGGTTACCTCTATATATATACCTCTGGTAGAAAATAACCCAAAAAAAATATTTTCCAAGCGTTTTTTTATTTTTAGGCGTAAATCACTGAAAATCAACGATTTAGGTTGAGTTTTTGAAAAATTATAAAAATTTTGTGTGCGCTAGATATACATACATAGGACCCCATTGAATGTTAGGGTTGGGGGGTAGCAATGCCGTTGAAAGTTTCTCTTGCTTCGCTCGCATAACGCTCGCTCGCACCACTGTTAATTTCGATTTTATTTAAACTAAATAGAAAGGAAAATCGAAATGATAGAACGATTCGCAACAATCAAAGACTTTATTAACCATCTTAAAACTACATTGGATGTTAAAGTGCTTCCCTCACAGAAAGAGGGTAAAAAGCCGTCTTTGATTGTTCCAAGTGAAGATGTGCAAGTAAATAGCCTTAATTATGAAGAACTTGCACCATTATGCCCTTTATCGCATAGTTTCAGAATGTTACCGCAACGTCCTGAAGATATTGCAAAGGGCATAACAGCACAAGCTTTCATAATTCAGAAAGATGTGACTGTTGATGAATTAGCAGAGTTAATCTCATAGTATTCATCAACCAAGATAGTGTGTATATACTCCAATGTGCACACTATCTTTTTTTATAAAGTAATACATAAAGCGGAATTGTATGTGTTAAGATATGCTTATGAGAGTCCCATATAGGGTGCGTTAAATTGCAAGCTCTCATAAGTATTTTATAATAAAGATTTATAAATAAAACGAAAGGTAGGATAATTAAATGAATAAAATAAGCAATGGTAAATATATTTTATTTAATAAACATAATGGAAGTAAAAGTTATTTTAAATTAAGACAAAATATAGATTTGTTTGAATTTGAAATAGACGGAACTAATATACATTTATTAAATAAAGATAATTCTTTTGGTCAACGTAAAATTAGAACTGAAAATATTCATAATCTATTAACTTATGATATAGATACTATTAGAAGAAGATATATCGTAGATTTTATAGTTAATTGTGTAGATTGTAGTAGTTTTGAAGATAATGGATATAGAAAATTAACAAAAGATAGATTATATCAAGTTATTTTATGTGATATAGTAAATGGATATTATCCTCATACAACTGTAAAAATATCTGATTCTTCTATAGAATTAATAAAAAATGAGTATGAAAATGAAAACTTGTTAAAAAAACTAACTGAATCGATGATTAAACAATAACAATGAGAAAGTGAGGTTTCAACTGTAAGTATAATTATAACATAATAGGGGGATAAGGCAATAGTCTGATTCCCCCAAAGAATTAAATAATAATTAACAGATGAGGTAGAGAGAAACGGTGGGAGCAGATATAGGATAATAACCCCCTATTGAACGAAGGGATATATTGACGAATATATTGTGGTAATCTGTTAATAAACTATAAAGGAGCTTAAATGAAACATATAGGCGAAGTTATTAAAAAAGTAATGAGCAGATGGAAACACTGTAAAAAGTGTGAATATCATTACATTAAAGAATGTAATTGTAAACAAAGAAAGGTATAAAAATGATAGAATTAATTGAAAACAGAATAAAAGAATTTAAAATAAATATTTTAACTATAATGGATATTTTCTCAAATAATTATTCAGATGAAGTTAAAAAACAAGCTGAAAAAATAATTGAAGAAATGGAATATTTAATATTTTTATTAAAACAAGGAGGTATAAAATGATAATAGAAATGTTTTATGGTGTATTAATGATTATGGTAGAGTTTAGTGGTGAAGATGTACATCATCATAATATTAAGCTAAATCAATTATCGTCTTTAAATTTTAGTCAAAGTAAAATAGTATTTACTTATAAAGAAAGCGGTAAACAAGAGGTAATAGACGTTTTCTCTGACCAAGATTATAAAGAATTTGTTGATTGGTGGATTAAAAACAAATATCAAGTAGCAGAAGAAATGACTACAACTGATACTAAATACGTAGAAAGTAGTAATAGGCAATTAAATTATTAAAATTAATAGATGAGGTTCAAGAGTAGGTAAGTTTGAGGTAACATATAACTCTACGCAACTTGAGACGGGTGGTG